AATGGTAAAAGTATCATTTTAACTGTTTTATAATATATACAAGATGCCCACCGATGTAAGCTACTGCAAACAAAGGTAAGCAAATTGTAAAGAAGTATAATATTTTTATTACTTTAATGATACGGCTACACTTGTTGTGCTACTCTTGGCAGGTGGGTAAACTCTTGTAACCTCTCCAGTAACTCCGTTAATAATATCAAGACCTTGATGCGGAACTTTTTTAAGGAACTCTTCCATATCCTTTTTGGCTTTAGCCGAACTATTGTACTCGGTCAATATTTCCTCGTATTGTGGACTTTCGCATTTGCTATAATCGTATTTAACTCCAACCTCGCGAATGTTAAACTTTGCGCTCATATACTCAAAGTCCTTGCCATTAAGTACGGCTGCTTGTAATACGGCATCTTTGTAGTCCTTGTTTGCCTTTAGGGTTTCAAGCATATCCTCTAAGGCTTTAACCTGGAGATGTGTTTTTAACGGGTCAAGTTCCCCTGCGTTTAATCGTTCAATTAATTGGTAGGTAAACTCAGTCCTTTGTTCTTTTGTTGTTTCAAAGATTTGTTGTAGTTCCATTTGTTTAGTTTTTAAAGATGTTTAGTTTTTGTATTATAGCCATTATTAATAAGCCAATATAAGCTAAGATGCCAATAGTAAAAAAAGCTATTTTGAATTTAAGTGCTTGTAAACGATTGTCTTTACTATCTTTTTTAGTAGTTCCCATATTGCTATTGTTAATATAATACTCATATGTTATTATTATAGCTTTAAATATTCTGGATAGTCAAGCAATTTAAATTTACCACTTTGTTTTAGTTTGTTTAATTTTCTCCATAAATACATATAAGATATTTTGCAATCTCTACTTAATTTGCTTATATTTTTATTGTTATTATAGTAAGCTTTTAAAAGTTCTATTTCAAACCAATTCATACCATTAATTATTTCTTTTATATCTTCATTCATATTGTTTCGGGTTTATAGTTATCTATGTCAAAAAAGCCTATTTCTGACTTATCTTCTGGCTTTCTCATTCTGCGTTTAGAAGGCTCGTAACCTTTCTCTTGGCAGTAGGTTAGTATCTCAAGGTAAGTCGCATCTATGTTAGTCATCATTATACTAATAGGCTCACTTGCGTAGTATTTGTCTATGTATTCTTTTGCGCTTTGTGTCATTGTGTTTAATTAAATAGTCAGTTAATGCTGCCATTACAAAACCTGTTGCAATTAGCAGAAGGCAAATAGCGTAGATCATTTTGAGTAGATGTCTTGCAGTTGCCCAATAAGGTAACAAGCTAATAAAAATACGGCTAAAAGTTGTGCGGTTTCTTTTTTCATTGTGTTTGTGTTTTGTTTAAATAATAATCAAATATACAAGTTTTACACAATCCACCAAATTTATTTTTGTAACCTTGTTGCAATTATAGAAAGGCATACCTACCTGTACCTCGCTTAAGGCTGAAGTTCTGCCAAGCCAAAGCCAGAGCCATAACGGCGTCATCGTGGAAGCCTGAAGGTGCTGAGTACTTTACCCCCGTTGCCGTATACTGATACTCAAATACTTCTAACTCCTGGCTTATTATCCCCTCAGGATAACCTATTTTCCCTTGATGTATGGCAGCTTGTAACCCTTCCATTAGTTGCTGCTTACTTGAACTTGTAAACTTTAAGCCTTGTATCATTACCCCTTCTCTTTGCAGGTCTTCAAGTATCGGGTCGCCAACCCCCGTACTATCGACAAGGATAGGGCATTTAGGCAGCCTAAGGATAGTTTGCTTGGTATTATGCCAATCCATTTGAAAGCGGTCAAAATAAGCCACATTCCCGTCTTCGTCTAAGCCTACGATAACTGTCCAATCGACCGACTTGGCAAGGTCAATTCCATAAGCTACTACCGGCATTGTTGTTACTGGGTGTAAACACTTGCGTATGTGTTGGCTACCAAAAGGGTTTGCTGCGTTCTCAGCCGGGTTTGCCATATACTCTTGCTCAAATACAACCTCTGGCAGTTGCTTACGAGCATCGTCTATTTCATTCGGGTCTATGTATGGGTTATCGTATGTAGTGAACTTAAAGCTTTGCCAATCCGGTTCTGCTTTGCTAAACAAACTAAAGAAGTAGTTTTTACCTTTAGGGGTGCTTAGGAATATAGCCTTACCCTTGTAGTCCGTTAAGGTAGGTCTTATTGAGTTAAGCCACCCGTCTTCTAAGTTAGGTATAAAGGAAGCCTCGTCTATTACGGCTAAGTGAAACTTTAACCCTCTAAGATTGTCTAACCTTTCGCCCGTAAAGAAACGTATGCTGCCGCCCGTAATGAAAGTTATAACCAGGTCGCTTTCGTTCTTAGAATATATCTCCAATGGTAATAGATCAACTATCTCCTTAAAGAATATTTTGCCTAATTGGTAAGTAGGTGTAATGTAAGCTACACGCTTTTTATTAACTGCCGTGTCTATGCTAATCGTTTGGCTAATCAATGACTTACCAAACCTTCTCCCTGCCATCATTACAATAAACCTACTATCGCATTCAATTACTTGCTTCTGCGCTGGGTGTGGGTTATGTAATTTCAAGCCTACTGTCTGCATTATCTATCGTAAGTTATTTTGATCTCACTTACTTCGTGCTTGTTCTCGGACTTCTCTACTAAGCTATTCAATCGCTGCGTAATGCTTGGATTGTAAACCCCTGCCATTCCCCCTTCGATTTGGTCTTGCCTAATTGTTTTCTTAATACGCGAACAGATAGTACGAAAATCCTCGTAAGCATTGTCTAAATTGGCAAAGTATCTTCCTAAATCGCTTATAACTCCTTGATTGTAACAATAGTTCTCAAAGCCTTCTATTGTTAGAGGTCGCTCTCTTAATCTATAAACTTCATCTCCGTCTTTACCTACGAAATCGTGAACTTTAATTGGATTGCTTTTACAATACTCGCAATACTCAGTAAAATATTGAAGCATTAATTCTGGTGTTTCTATTGCTTTATGCCTACCCATCTATTTTTGTTTTATAGTGCTGACATATCCTATCCATAACGGATAGATAATATGTGTTAAAATCTTTATACCCTTCATTGTCTTGTTCGTATGTTCTGTATAAGATGCCCCTTAATCTTTGGCTTGGTGTCTTAAAGGTGTCCGGGTCTGCTTTAAGATTTTCTACGATGTCTTGCTCTTCTTTACTAAATGGCTCTTCTTTAATTGCTAAGTAGCAGAACTGTTGGTTAAGCTGAAATAAATTAGCTGCATCTTTAGGACTTAGTTCTTGGGTTGCTAAAGTTAGCTTTATTGTTTTGTCTTTGCGTGAGGCTATGCTCTCTACTTGGCTTGATAGTATTATCATAGTATGCCGTTAATTATATCGTTTGCTTCGTCTATTGCGTCTTCTTGATCTAAGTAAGTGTCTACGTCTGCTATATGTTTGTTAATTAGGGTTTCTGCCATTGAGTAGGTATATCTGCCTATTGTAGTCATATTGTCTCCATTCATACCAGTCTTACATACCGCTAAGAAGTATGCTTTATGGGTTAATATGTACCAAATGGCTTTTAACTTTCTCATCGTCCTTGACCTCTATAAGCTTTTTCTCTTGGCGTGTGCTTGTTAAAGGACTTCTTTGCAGAGCCTCGCTTCCTTTTCCCGAATGAAATTTTGTTCTTATTCTCGTTACCTTTTGCCATAATTCTTTGCGTGTATATCTTTTAAAAACTCTTTATATTGTTTCTTGTCTCCGTACTTAATATGGCACTTCCTACACAAACCCATTAGGTTTTCTATTACATCTGCCTTTTTAGTTCCCCCCATTCCCCTCGCTTCTATGTGATGTATGTCAGTTCCTACACCACCACAAACCTCACAAGGAACAAACGATGTAGCATCATAGCCCATTCCTTGTAAGTAGATTTGCGTGTGTTTCTGCATAGTTTCCCCATTAAATTTTCCGTTGATTAATTGATTAAAAAATTTAACTATGCAAATTATTTTCCGTCTATTTCCTTTAGTTTGTTAATCGCCCATTCTACACCAGAAGTTCCACCCCAAGCGTCCCACATCAAACCGCCACAACCTTCGCTATAAGGCACATCTTTATGTTGTTGATGTCTTTTAAACGAAGCCATACGAGAAATCGTGTCTCTACTAATCGGCTCACGATTTGCTAATTGCCTTGCCCTTGCTTTACCTGTTGCTTCTCCACACGAACCCCAACCATTTTTCTCAGCCCATTCTATTGCCCTCTTTGCATTGTTAGTTGCACTCTCAGGATAATCGGTATAGCTTTCGGCAAACTTGCCACCTGCAAGAATAGCTTTCCAAACCTTCATAGCTTTTTCCTCGGTATCGTACACGCAACCGCCTTGTCCGATTTTCCATTTTCCTGAACTGCATTGTGTTACTGGCATAGTTTACTATAAATATACTTTCGGTCTAAATTTATCTCGTCAAAGTTATACTTCTTTTGGCAAAACTCAAAAAGCTTCTGTCCGCTTTCCTTTCGCATATCCGCATCACTTACTAAATCTTTGATGTGTTTATACCAATCCTTCTGACTTTTAACGTAGTGTACCGGCATATCTAAGTACGGATTGACGTGGCTAACTATGGCAGGGTTCTTTTTAGCAGCCGTTTCTAATACCTTAAGGTTGGACTTCATAGCGTTGAACTTGTTATCTACGAGTGGGATAACTGAAATGTCTGAGTCCGTATAAGCACCCATATATTCCGTAACCCTTGCATAATTATAGATCGTGGGGTTAAGCTTTAGTCCGCAAGTAAAGGCATCAATCATTTTATCCCATATATGTTTTTCGCCATCGTTGTAACCTGCTATTACAGTTCTTATATTCATACCTTGTAACCTTTTGAAAGGCTGCCTAAGTATTTCTAAATCTCGTTCGTGCGTTCCGCTACCTGACCAAAACAACCTAACCTTGTAATCTTCGGTCTTGTTATCCTGGAACTGCTCTTGCCCATAGGGTAAAGCGTTTGGTAATATGTGAACGTTCTTATTGTATTGGCTTATCTCACTTGCTAACCTTTCATGTGTGCAAGTGCATAGGTCTGCAACTTCTAAGTAATCGGTAATCTGTTTGCCTATGTTATCAAATTTGTATTTGTAAAATAACAAATGGCTTTCGCTAAGTTCCCAATAATCGTCATTGTCTACTACTAATTTAAAGCCGTACTTACTGCGCCAAGTGTCCATTTGCTTTGCATCAATCTCGTTAAGCATTCTATTCATAAGCACAATATCCCAACCTTGCTCAAGTAGTTCGTCATTCAATACGTCTGTTATAAGTGCGTACTCTTTTTCTAAGTGTACTATTGGCATCATTATTCGGTGCAGTCCTACTCCTGAGTTAGCAGAAGTTATACAAAGTATTCGCATCTTATATTCTTTTGGTTGTGATATATGTCTTGGTACTTATCCCACACGCTTTGCGCTCGTGCCAAGCTTTCGTCTTTCATTCGTCTATATTCCGTGCCGTTACCGACATCGTGTCCTATATGTTCTGAGCGCATATCTGGAAGGTAATAGTTGGTAAAACCTGTAATAGTTGCACGTTCTCCGTAATCTCTGTCCTGCATTCCGTATGGATCGTACTCAGTATTGTAACCGCCAACTGCATCTATAAGTTCACGAGTAATAAAGTTATCGCCAAAAGGTGTATGCGTTTTATGTACCCCGTCTACTATTGGTGGCAAATCTTCAACACAATGTATTCCTATTATGCCTGTCTTCTCTATTCGTTGTGCAAACAGAACAAACTTAGCTAACCAATCTTGTGGTAATAAAATATCATTAGCTAATAAACAAACCGCATCATAGTTCTGCGTTATGCGTAACCCTGCATTAACCCCGGCTGCTATGCCTCGCTTTTCTTTTGATAAGTCATAACCAGTAAAAGGGTAGTTAAACGTTTCGTGCGTGTCGCTGCCATTGTCTATTAAGAAGCAGTCCGCATTGTAACCAGAGTTAAAAAAGTTTTGGTTAATTACACGCTGAGTTAAATCGTGTCTGTTTTGTGCAAGTAATAAAATAGCTACTTTCATTATCTTATGTTTGAGCCGATTTCCCTTGCCGGTACTCCTGCATATTTAGTATTTGGTTTTGCATCTCCTTTTAAAAATGCACTTGCTCCTACCATACAATTTTCGCCTACGTTTGCAAATTGATGTAGAACTGCGTTAAGTCCTATATTAGCACCTTGATCTACAATAGAATGCCCACCTATTTTTGCTCCGCAACTTATTGTTACATTATCTAAGATTGTGCAATCGTGTCCTATGTGTGCGTGTTTCATTATAAAACAATTATTGCCAATAAAGGTATCTATTTCGGTACCTGCATCTATTGTTACAAGTCCTGTAATAACATTGTTATCGCCTATGTATACTTTTCCTTTTTCTTTATTCCAGAACTTTTTATGCTCTGCTTTGTCGCCAATAATACAATAAGCACCAATGTAGTTTCCGTCTCCAATAATTACGTTATCGCCAATGATAGCGGTAGGGTGGATAAAGTTAGCCATTCTTTTTTTTATTTTTAGGTTTAGGTTGCTCTTCGTACCAAGTATATAAGCGTTTAATCATATCGAAGATACAATTACCGCACCATACTGTTAAGATAAAATCTGGACTCATATATTTGCGATAAATATGCTCGTACATTTTTAAAATGTCTAAGTCAATATTACGCACATATCCGTTTTGAACTGTATGCCAATTACCAATGTGTTGATCTAAAAAGTTGCGGTGTTCTATTTCCATAAGTTCCACATTATTTTTGAAAGTAAAGGTGCTAACACTCCGGGTATAAATACAAACGCAATTATGTCGGTACATATTGCAGGTAGTAAATATAAAATCAAACCTGTCCAAGCTGCTAAACAACTCGTGCAACTAAAAGGCTTAAAATCTAAATACCATTTTCTATGGAATTGGTGTATCTCTACAAAGAATATTGCAAAGCATATCGCTGCTATAATTATCATTTGCGTAATTGTTTTTTAAGTTCTCGTTTAGTTAGTTTAAGTTCCCTATGTATTGACATATAAGGTATGCCTGTAACCCTACTAAGTTCTTTAGCGTTGCAGTTGTGCTTAATAGCATACACTCGCAATAGTTCCGCTTTGTACCAGTGCATCTTGGATAGTTCGTCTTCTACTTTGTTAAGCAAGTCCTCGTCCCTATCGTGTACTATTAATTCAACCTCTAAAGGCTTTCGGTATGTTCTATAAAATTGGCTCGTATTACTTTGCATCATATTAATCATAGTTCTAACCAAGTAGAACTTTAATACGTTACGGGTGCGCATATCAATTATCCGTTCCTCGTCCATTTCACATAGCACTTTAAATATTTCGCTTCTTAAATCTTCTCGTAAATCTTCAGGCTGCATTTTATCTACTGCTTCCTTTAGTTCTCGGCTTTCCCAAAGTTCTAATATGATGCTATTCTTGTTCATATTCTTTTAAGGTTAGTTTGCCGTTCTCTTCGGTTGCTATGTAACAAAAACAATTTGCCGTCTTTGCTAAGTTTAAGAATGCTATTTGGTAGCTGCTAAGTTTATCTCCTATTGCTTTTGTTTCGCAGTAAACCGCAACTCCTGTTTGTGTGTGAAAACCTACTACATCTGGAACTCCTTTAAGTCCTATAAATGTGCGCCCTCTAACCGCTAAATTGTTATTGCGCCATACAAAGCACCCGTTTTTATTTAGGGTTTTGATTGCTTCTTTGGTTAATTCGTTTGCGGTCATAAAGCAAAAATATACTAAAGTTCTTGATATTGACAAATACTTTTAAATATTTGATAAGCTACTTGTGGTACTATTGCATTTCCACCTGCCTTTATACTTTCTTTTCTCCATTTAGAAAAGGTAATTCTGTCCAATCTTTCGGAAAGCCCATCATTTCCATTACAAAGCGGGTATTCAGTTGGGAAGTTTTCCCATTTGGTGTTTTGCATATACTGTGAATTTGATTTACTAAACTGCTTCCCAATTGCATTTTTGGGTTGCTTCTGGTACAACCCCCATTCTTGTCCGAGGCTGTTGGAGTTTTTAGCATAATTTTTGGAGTCGGTAGCATTCCCAATACTAATGCTCTTGTCAATGTTACTGAGTGCATCGAGCCTTCCGTCAGTTGATTTGACTTCATATGCACTGTTGCATCTGTGCAATCTATTGAAGTCGGAGTAGGCAATAAACCATATCCGGTCTCTTCGGTGTGGTGCGTTGAGGGCTGCAGCTGGAAGTAAAAACGGCAAGACTTCGTAGCCTTGAGTTTCCAAGTCAGACTGCACCTCGTCGAATACCAATCCCCCGTTCCAATTAGTAAGTCCGCGAACGTTCTCGCCCACAACCCAACTCGGTTGAATTTCCCGAATTGCTCTAAGCATCTCAGGCCAGAGGTGTCTCTCATCTTCTTTGCCAAGTCGCTTTCCTGCACTTGAGTAGGGTTGGCAAGGGAAGCCACCACTAATGATGTCGATTGTTCCTCTGTGAATAGTGAAATCTGTTTTTGTGATGTCATTGTAAGATATTGAATTTGGGAAGTGATGTTTTAATACTTTTTGTCCAAAGGTGTTCCATTCACAATGAAATACGTTTTCCCAACCGCACCATTCGGCAGCTAAATCAAAGCCACCTATTCCGCTAAATAAACTGCCGTGTCTCATTTGAATGTTGTTTTGTTTTGTTTAATTTGATCCTCAAAAAATAAAGCTACGGCTACGGCTCTTGCTTGGTTCTTGAGCCAACTTTCAGTCCATTCGTCTCGGTACTGCTTTGCGCTTATTATGTCCATTTTATTAGCCTTATAGGTTATAATCTCCATAAGTTTCTTTTTAGCAAGTGCGCCATCTTCTTTAGTCCACTTCTTAATGCCTGTGCTATTAAGCTTTGTAAATACGCTTAATGGGTTAAACAATTTGTCGAATGTTCTATTTTCCAGAATTTTATATTCTTGATAACTGTAATCAATTATCTCTAAATCGCTTAAGTGTGGTATTGCTTCAACTCGTTCTTGTGGCATCATTTTTCTTACTTCGTTTGCTTTTTTCTTATACCTATCCATTACCTGACTAAAGTAAGCAGGGCTAAAGTTCTGGTAGTGGTCTATAAAGTCATTGGCTACCATTTGCTTAAAAGCTACTTTAACTTCGTTTATTGTAAAGTTCCCGTACTCAGTTCTTATCCAATCTTCAAGGATTGCCAACTTAACATCTCCAGGATTGTTAATACCTACAAGCTGCATAAGGTAAATAAGGTTCTGCT